GTCTGTCCAGCATAGGGAGTGAACTATGCCAGTCGAAAATATGACGCTATCGGAGTTTTTCGGATCAAACCGAAATCCGTATAACTATGCGAAAGTAGAGCAGATAGCGAGGGATACCACTACTCAATGGCTAACGACTGAGGAGATCACCCAACAGCTAAACTTGTTCCAAGACGAATCTCAGGACGCTTATCTTGAGAGCATCGAACTGGCTACTCGTTTTATTATTGAGGACTACTTGGGCATGGCGGTATTCAGCACACAGTATCGCGTGTACTACGGCAATTCTGGCGTGTATGGAACAGCTCTATATCTCGACTTGCCGGAAGTATCAATTGGATCGGCAGGGGTAACAGTTAACTCAGTGGTCTATTACGGGGTGGAAAGTAATGCACAAATTACTCTGGAAGCAACTGACTATTTTTACGATCAGACGGGGAATAGGGTTGTGGTATCAGCAATACCTGCAACCCTTAATCAGACCTTTGCCAATCCGATCATAGTTACTTATACACAGAACTCAAACCCGATTGCCTTTTATCCAGTGATAAAGCAAGCTGGATTACTGATGCTAACCCATCTCTATAATAATCGTTCCAATACATCCGTAGAGATATTGAGAGATTTGCCTTTTGGGGTGTCGCAATTGCTCCGCCCCTACAAACCTCTGGTTATGTGATGTCTATCAAAAGATATGAAAATATCACTATTAATCATGTAACTAATGGGGTCAATACCATTGGGGAATACACCACGACTATTACCCCGTGGTTCGAGACTAGGGGGCTTATCGCTGACGTAGCCAATTCACTAAGGATCAGTGAGCGATATAGAGTCTATCAAGACTTGGTGAACATAACGGTTAACTACACTCCGAACAACAAAGAGATTGTGGATAACCAGAACTTATACAGCATTAACTGGCGCGGATTCGATTGGAGAATTACGGATATTAGGGAATCGAATGATCGGATGAAGGTGACTTATATCTGTTACCGCAACGACCCGGAGACACCTGTATGAGTCAAAACAATCCGTTTGTATATGCAGAGGCGATCCAGTACCAACTTGCGGCAATCTTTAGCCCAGTACCAGTCTATGCCAACTTCAATAGGAACTGGGCTACAGAGGAGAAGTTTGTAACGTGGCAACTAAGAAATGTTCACCAACCCGTGTATACTGGTCAAACACAAAGCAACAAAGGGATTGATACCCCTGTATTCCAGACAACCATATTTTGCAAGGCGATGACTGATGCCTTTAATTTAGGCAATACGTTTTTGCAAGAACTGCACGGTTACTCTGGATTATTCGGGAGCGTAACAGATGGATTTTTCATAGCTAAGGCAGATGTTCATTGGCTCTACAACACCTATGACAACGAGCTTGGCATGAATCAAATTATACTAGATTGCACAATGGATATTCCTACATAAGACAAAATCTTTTTAACTCTTATCAAAGGCGAACATCATGGCACTGATTAATAAAATTTTACCCGGATACACAGCAACCCTCTGGATGCAAACAGGCTCAACTCCAACAGCTTTGAGCGTAGCGAATCTATCGGTATGGACTGGTCACGTTGCTGCAATTATTGGAACTTCTGCTGGCGGCACTGGTGGCGATGGAATCCAAATTCCTGTAGAGGCTGTCCCTGCTTTCGGTGCAGATGATGCGGTGGCGGCCTACTCTGTCGCGGGTGCGCGAACTGGCGCAAAGGTCACAACTCAGAATCAAGTGACCTCCCTAACAACTACCGCAGCTTGGAATCCGGCTGACACAGCACAGTTACTTATCCGTGCTGATGGTTATGGCGGGACTGTAGTTAGAACCTATGTGGTTGCTGTCTACGATGGCACTGATACGGTTGCATACGCGTTCAATGGTATGGTGGGCGGTCTGCAATGGGACTTGCAACCTAATGCAGAAAGCAAGTTCATATTCACCATACATCCTATTGGTGGATTGTACTACGGCTGGTCAAACAACGCCTAAGAGATAACCCCGCCCTTCGGGGCGGGTATACAATATGACAACAAACAATTCGGCAGCATTATTAGACTACATAATCCATCAGGCGAACTCAGGCCAAAAAAACTGGTTCAGCCATCAACAGCAGCGTATCGCCGGGATACACCTAGCATACGAAATAGCACGGAATCACGCCGACACCATGACGCCCGACGAGGTCGCTGATTACACCGTCCAACTAAATAACGCGATTTATAAAAAGATAGTATTAGGGGATTAATGTCTAAGATAGACATTAAATTCGAGGGGTATCTTGAACTGAAAGAAGTGTTCCAGACTCTCTCGGATAACTTCGGCCCGAAGGACAATATGTCCATTCTCCGAAAGTCTGTCGGTCAATCCATGCGCCCTGTATTAGCAAAGGCCAGAGGGCTTGTTCCCAAAGATACAGGGGCATTAAGCGCGTCGCTACAGATCGAATCTAGGAAGCCTACGCGCAAGGATCGCGGGTCTAAATATGTAAGCATGGGTGACTCAGTGATAGGCGTGGTAACTACTGCGCCCGGATCAAAGTTAGCCAAAACAAAATTCCGTAATCAGAAAACAGGTTCTAAGCAGGTTGGAATACCGAGCGATGCTCGAGCTATAGCAGTAGAGTTCGGGACTGTAAAGATGGCTGGAACGCCATTTATGCGCCCCGCGTTAGAGTCCGAGTCTGAAACCGTCCTCGGTGATTTATCTGAGTTAATAAGACAAAACATTTTGAAGTTCAAATCAAAAAAACTATAAGGATACGACATGAATAAGCTAGAGAAGGCTCTGGGATCACAATTTGCAAAAAACAAAGAGAATGTACGGACACGATCTTTTGTGCTTGGTGGGCATACCTTCAAGGTAAAGGTTCCACTGACAAAAGAGTTTGAAGATATGCAGGTTCGGATGGAGGCGGTTGATCCAGAAATTTTATTTACATATTATCAAGAGCTTATCGACAACCTAAAAGACAATAAGGATGTTGAGTTAAGTGAGAATGATGTTCTTATTGGCGGGATGTCAATGAGAGAGGCGGCAAAGAACAAATTGATACTGGAACAGCGGATAACAGAATTGTTCCGGCTACTCGTGCCAGAAGAACCAGACTTCGACATGGTGAACATTACTTACACCATGATAGATGAGTTATTCCCGCTCCCAATACAGATGCAGATAATCAAGGGCATCAGCGAAACTGTATCGCCCGGATACGAGGAAGCTAAGGGAAAATAACGGGGTCAGTCCGTCGGCAGGTTAAAGCAGTGCTTACGGCAAACGGAACTGATCCTGATAGCATAGATGAAGAACGGTTCACAGACATTTGTATCATGTATGTCGATGGACTGATAGGCAATCGAGGGATGATGGAAGTGCTAGGCTCATTGACTGGCGCAATATATAATTACATGAGGTCAGAGAATCAAGCCGCCTTTAAGCTACAAGACATAATACCAAAGACATATAATTACTTGTATCCTCCCTTGACCGAGCAACAGAAGGCAGATCAAGTTAATGAGGCGTTACAGAATTATATGAAAGCGGCTCCAAACGCGCCCAAGAAAATATTTTAGGGGTAGATAATGGCAATGTTAGCTAGATTAGGGGTGGTACTTGGACTGGACTCGGCAGAGTTCCGGCAGGGTATTGAGGGCGCGGATCGCAGCTTAAATAAGCTAGTAAAGACAGCGCAAACAGGGGCGACAGCAGCAAGTGCAGCTTTCGTCGCTATGACGTACTCTGCGCTAAATTATGCGGATCAGATCACTGACACCGCACGAGCTAACGAAGTCGCAGTAGAGACAATCCTAGCACTATCTCAGGGGCTTGTTGAGAACGGGGGCAGTTCGGAAAAGGCTGGCGTCATGCTGGCAACATTCGCCAAGAATGTAAACGCCACCGCCGAAGAATCCTTAAAAGCACAAACAGCCTTTGCCAAGCTCGGCGTATCGCTGAAAGATTTGGATAGCATGAGCATGGAGAAGTTACTAGACAAGTCTTTGAAGGGTCTGGAACTAGAAACCGATGCTCTAAAAAGGAACGCTCTACAGAGAGAGATATTCGGCAAAGGCATGATGAATGTGGCTGGCGGCGATTTATCTCGCGGAATGGCTATGGCTAGAATTGAGATGGTGCAATACGCCCAAGCTGTAGAGGAAGCAGGAAGGATGCACGATCTGATCGTGGGCAAGGCCCATAAGATGCTGTTGATGTTTACCAACTCAGTTATCCCAACATTATCAACGATGTACGATCATTGGGGGAAGAATACATCGGCGGCAACATTCTTCTTTGACAAGGTGGAATGGTTAGTTAAACACGCCGCTGTTGGAATACAGACTCTAGTATCGGCAGTTACTCAACTTGCTGACACTTTAGTATTTATGGGTGGATCACTAGCAAAAGTATTGGCGGGAGATTTTAAGGGTATTGCCGCTGGATACGATGCTCTGAAGGCGAAGAATCTTGAAACGTGGGCGGCTCATCAGAAATTGATGCAAGACGTTATCGATCCATTAGGAAAGCAAGGTGGCGGGGTTTCATCAGATACAGTAGCAAGTCGCGGGGTAGAGGCAGCTAAAAATCCTGATGCAGCTAAAGCGGTACAGATGCAACAGACATTGGATCGGGCGAAATTGCTGTCGGCAGAGTATATTCGTCAGAATGAATTAGCATTAAAACAGGTTACGACTCGCGCTGAAATAGCGGTCTACGCGCAACGCGAACAGAAAGTAAGGATGGACGTTCTCAATGTTGAGCAACAACTCAGCAACCAGCTTGCTCAGATTACATTAAAGATTCTTGATGCTCGCATTATGGGCAACGAGAAGTTGGCTGTAGTCCTAGAGCAGCAGCGAGACATTATCCAAGAACAGGGGAAGATGTACATCGAGCTAACTGAGTCCACGATCCGCAGTATACAGGATCAACAGTATTCGTTTTCCTTCGGTTGGGAGAAGTCTTTTAATCAGTTCAATGATGACGCTCTGAACTATAGCAAGATGGGAGAGAGTGCTTTTCTGACGTTCACCGACACTATTGGATCCGCCATAGATGAGTTCGCGGCTAATGGCAGCCTATCATTCGGGAAATTTGCGCTTAGTGTTATTGGGGACATAGCCAAAATGTTGGCGAAGTTCTACGCCATGCAGCTTGCAATGATGGCGGTCGGGTTTATTACGAGTGCGTTTGGTGGCATGGGGAAAACCGGGGCATCGAAAGGAGTTGGCAAGGGTTGGGATGTGGGGGGGTTTGCGGGAACATCAATGCTGGCGGCTGGCGGGGATATTGATGGCCCATCTATCGTAGGGGAAAATGGCCCGGAGTTATTTGTCCCTAAAGGGAAGGGGTCAATCATTCCTAATCAACGTATGGGTCAAGCTATGCAAGGGCAGCCTTCCATTGTATATAACGGCCCATACATCGCGCAAATGTCAGCCATAGACACCCAATCAGCACTTCAGTTCCTATCTAAAAACAAGATGGGTGTATGGGCGGCGAATCAATCCGCGAACAAATCCGTTCCAGTGAACAGGTAAACTATGAGCCTTAATACGATCTTAATTAATAGCGAGTCGGTAGGGATCAACGACCACCGCTTTGTCGGTCAAGTAGTCAGCCGGAATCAGAGAATAGCGACCGCTGAAATTGTAACGGTAGTTCCTTTCGCGTTCGAGATGAAGCCGCATAACTATTTGAAATACAGTCAAAGCAGAGGGCTTCTTAATTCCCTACGGATTCCTGATAAGTCTTTAGAGCAATACTTGAATTTTGGCGTGACTGGATGGGTTAACTACATAGCATATCAGGGAGACATGAGTTCTGGCGCTATCGAAGTATGCGAGTGGCAGATTACATCGGCAGCAAAGATTCTAGTCCTCGGCTCCCTCCCTAGTATTGGAGCCGGACTCTATATAGTTAAAGCCGGAGATTTCTGTCAGGTTGGCAGATATTCTTACATTGCCACAGCAGACGTAGTTAGAGGCTCTGGGTCGACCGTTAACATACCAGTCCACCGTAACCTAATCACAGAACTTGTTAGCCCCGTGGCGGCGGTTATAGGGCAATATGGAACAACGGTAGCAATGGGCGGCGATTCTTATACAGGCTGCACATTCCCAGTTATCCTTCGGGACTATCCCGCCTACACCTTAATTCCGATGCAGAATGATTCTTTTATAAATTGGCAGGGAACATTCAAAGCGTTTGAGGCAGTCCTATGAATGTTATCCCACCCGTTGACGGCACTAATAACATTCGCTATGCGGACTTCCTTCGGATCACTACGCCGGAGGAGGTTTTTTTAATATCATCAGCCCCGTCGACACTTACCATTCCAGAAGTAGACGCACAACCATTCTCTGGGTTAGGAGTATTAGTAAAAGCGGGAGATGCGATCAGAGATATAAAGTCTACAGCCAACGAGACTACGTTTGCTTTTGTGGGAATTGATACGGCGTTTCTAGGCTTTGTATTAAGTAAGAATATAAAAGGATCGCAGATCGAGGCGTGGAAAGGTTTTTTCGGGACTGATGGGGTGCTACTCACCGATGGCGGTACTGGTGGGCTATATCAATATTTTAACGGATATATAACTAGCTTTACTATTTCTGAGGAGTGGATAGAAGAAGCCAGATCTTATGTTGGCGTTATAACGGTATCAGCCTCATCAATTCAAATGATTTTGCAGAATAGAACGGCTGGAAGATATACCAATGATAATGCGTGGCAATTTTTTGCTCCGGGTGATACGAGCATGAATAGAGTGGCTTTCATAACCACTATTAATTATAACTTTGGCAAAGATGCTCTAGCCACATCGTGATAAGAAAATCTAATAAATTTGACAGAGCCGACGTCATTGAAATGATGAGAATGTTCAAGACGGAAAGCGACATTGAATTTCTTAGGGTATTAGAGAACCCCGACTGGTGGGGTCAGTTATTCGACACCATTAATTCTGGACTAGGGGTGGTTTTTATAGAGCCGGGGAAGGGGCTGATAATGGGGATGATAGTTCCTTCTTTGTGGTGTAATAAGACGTTCGGACTACATGAATTGGCGTGGTATGTGAAGCCGGAATATAGAAAGTCTACGGTAGGTTATAGGCTCTTTAAGGAATTTGTGAACTACGGAAACCAATTGAAAGACGAAGGTAGGATAACTTTTTTTGTAATGGGGAAGCTGCACAACAGTCCCAATTTGAATTATGAAAAATATGGCTTTAAGAAAATGGAAGAAACGTGGATAAAAGAACTTTCATAAATAAAAGAACGTGGGTACTTTTTGTCGGGCTTAGTACGCTGACATTCACAAGTCAGGCTTACGCTTTCGTTGCTACGCTTGCGACTTTTCTTGCGCTGACGTTCACAATATCAATGGCTGTAGCCACCACCATATCTGTTGCAATCAGTATGGTTGTATCAATGGCTATATCTTTCGCAATCTCAGCGGTTATAGGTGGCCCGAACGCTCCCGGTGGGATGGGGGAGCAGCGTGATCCGGGAAATAGAACCCAGATACCTCCGGCTACATCTAATAAACTTCCTGTTGTCTATGGCGATTCGTGGATCGGTGGAACCGTAATAGATCTAAGCATAACCAATAACAGTCAGCAACTATTTTACGTTATAGCTTTGAGCGAGGTTACGAATACCAACCCCGGTCAGACTGCCGATACAATTACTTTTGGGGATATTTATTTCGCTGGAAAGAAATGCGTATTTGATGCGACAAATCAATATCAGGTTAACTCTCTGCTAGATGAGTCCACGGGAGCGTCGGAGACAAATGTTAAAGGTAAAATTAATATATACCTTTACAGCAACGGTTCCAACAGCCCAACAAATTCAAGCAGTACAGCCATTAGCATTATGCAAAATGCTAACTTAGTTTATAAGTGGGACGATACAAAGCTAATGACCAATTGCGCGTTCGCAATTCTTGTCCTTACTTATAGCGTCACAGCGAATATCCGAGGCTTGGCTCCAACTAGGTTTCAAGTAAAAAATAGTAGATATAAACCGGGGGATTGTTTTTTAGACTTCTTGACCAATACCCGTTATGGCGCGGCAATTCCTTTGGCTCAGATTGACACTACAAGCCTTACCGCACTAAACGTCTATTCGGACGAGTCATTCACTTATACAGATTATGAGGGATTTATAACAACACAGACTAGATTTAGGTTTGATGGGGCAGTGGACACGAAGCGAACTATCATGGCTACGCTACAGGACATGACTTCTAGTTGTGACTGCTTATTAAGATATGATGAGATGACGGCTCAGTGGGGGGTAATAGTCCAGAGTAATTCTTTTGATATTGCAATGGCTATAAATGATAGCAATATCATTTCTTCGATACAGGTAACGCCTATTGATCTATCTAATTCATTCAATATTGCCGAGGTCAAGTTCCCCGACAAGTCTAATCAAGATGCTTTTAATACTTCAACTTTTGATCTGGCTCAAATTGATCCTACACTTTTATTCCCGAATGAGCCTGTCAATAAACAATCAATTACAGTTCCTTTCTGTAACAATGATGTTCGCGCACAGTATCTAGCAAACCGATTCTTAAAAGCGGCGCGAGAAGATTTGCAGGTAACTTGTTCTGTTGGATTTGATGGACTCCAACTAGAAGCGGGTGACGTGATGACTTTAACCAATGCTAATTATGGATGGGTAGATAAGTTATTCAAAACTAACAAAGTATCGCAGACCTTCAAAGATGACGGGGCGATTGTAGTTAACCTGCTGCTGATGGAATTTAATCCGGCAGTTTATGACGATGTAAATATTACACAGTTCCAACCGAGTCCGAATACGGGATTAAATGATCCGATGGTATTTGGTTCTCTGGTCAAACCCATCGTACAACAATCATACCCCGGCGCAGCGGTTCCGATATTCTTTCTGCAAGTCGAAACCCCGGAATTTGGGGTAACGCAATATGCGGAAGTTTATTATTCTGCGTTTGCCGATCCAACAGAGGCGCAATTAATCTTTGCTGGAACTAGCGAGGTTCAGCCTAACGGTATCCCGTGGACAACGCTAACAGTATTACCTTTAATTGGTCTTGCATCTATTCCAGCAGGGGATTGGTACTTTTTCTCCCGAATGGTCAATAGCTTGGGAGCGTCTAGCTTTAGTCCTGTCAGTGATTTATTCTCTTGGCGTCCTACTACTTATCAATATGTAGAGCAATATCTCGTTATTGCTTATGCAGACTCGGCAGACGGAACTTCTGGATTCAGTTTAGACCCTAGAAATAAGGATTACTACGGAACGCTGAATCAATCGAGTCCAGTGCCAAGTAACAACCCCGCTTTATACACATGGAAACTAGCGCAGCCTAATTTCGAAACATCAAACTATCTTCTATATGTAAATAGGGTAAATAGATTAATGTCGTTTGCTACAGGCCCCGCAATTTTTGCAAGCGGAACTGGGGCGTTTGTGCCTTTAGAGGCTTCGGTTTATGATCCTTCGATCTGGGCGGGGCTTCCTGATGGCACTAATACCATTGACCTAGATCATAGGACAGGACAGTTATTGCAGACTGGAACGACTAGCGTAGGCTTTGGAGAGGTCGCTGTAACAAATAATGATACGGGTATATTGGTTGCTAGACTTGCTCCCTTCTTAAATTTTGGGGAGGGTGTTTATACCTATACCTCATCGCCAGCAACGCTTACTATCGACATTTATGGAAGGGTGGTTGGATTTACTACCCCAGACTCTTTCCAGATGACTATATCGACATTCACTGCGACAAGTGGACAGACATTCTTTGCAGTATCTAGGGATGCGGCATATATAGTGGGCCAATGCCTTGTATTCAATCAAGGGACATTATCCCAGACTTCAGAATATACGGACGCGGCTGGCGGGGTGACGTTTGGGACAGGAATAATATTAGATAATATCATTACTGTTATATCCTTTAGATCGACCAATACCGCTACAGGTTCTTACGCTTCATTCGCAAGATATTCTGCTGCATTAATAGAAACAGGTTCTTATACTGCGGATGGATTTACATTAGTTTCTGGCAACGAACTTTTATTCTTAAATGGGACTGTAGTCAATGAGCAAGATTACGATGTGGTCGGGCAGACTATTACAAACTTTCCTAACATAACGACAGGTGATCTTGAAATAATACAGTGGACAAATAACAATCTTGGGGTCGCCAACGGAACCCCTGTAAACTTAGTGGCAAATACTGTTATTGGTCAGGCTGAGTATCCATTTTCATTTACTGCAAATGCTTTTAATTTATACCAAAACGGGGTATTATTAAAAGTAGGAACGGATATAACTACTGGCGTTGGCACATATACCTTTGCAGTAACGCCTGATATAACTTCCAATATTTTAGTGCAGCAAACTTTCGCACGTTCGGGGGCAGCATGACAAATGCTTTTAATCTTAGTCAACTAGCAAACAATACAAACTCATCTGGACAGGTTGCTGCTGGTGGGCTTGCGGCGAATCAAACTTTAACGACTCCAACGGTAAGTGGCTACACCGAATCTGTCGTGGCATCCGGCACTGTCGGAGCGGCGGCTACTTTAGCAATAACATCAGGCACGGTATTGACTGCAACGCTAACTAGCGCGACTCCATGTACTTTTACAATGCCAACAGTCGGCGCGGGGAAGTCTTTTATCCTGTTGCTAAAAACCCCTGTATCTGGAACCGCTACAACAGCAACATTTACTAGCGTCAAATGGGGGACTGCTGGCGCACCAACTATTACAGCAACCGTTGCAAAGATGGATATTTTATCTTTCGTATCCGACGGCACTAATTGGTATGGCAACTCAACTCTAGGATATACCCCATAATGTTCGCGGGTAGAAATTTTTATCAGGTTGGCGGGAGTGTGTCGCCGACTCCATCTGTAAATTACTTGGTTGTCGCTGGTGGAGGCGGGTCTGGGAGGGGTAGCTATGCTTCCCCCGGCAAATCAATTGCTAGTGGTGGTGGCGGTGGGGCTGGTGGTTACAGGACTGGCTCTATCGCCGTGGCTTCGGGTACTCCAATAACTGTTACTGTTGGGGCTGGCGGCGGGGTACTTGCAAATGGGGTGGCTTCACTTTTCTCTAGTGTATCGTCTGCTGGTGGTGGCAGAGGTGGAATTGGTCAGGCGGGAGGTGTAGCCGGAGGGAGTGGTGGTGGTTCTGGCGGGTGGGGGACTGGTGGCGGTGGTGGCAACAGCCCCGCCACATCTCCTTCACAGGGGAATAGTGGCGGTGCTGGCCCCGGAGGCAATTATGTAACGTATGGAGGGGGCGGTGGTGGTGCTTCGGCAGGTGGTTCACCGGGAACAAGTGGGTTCGGTGCAAAAAATGGTAAGGGTGGAGATGGCGGCACGACTTCTATTTCCGGCGCATCGACAGTTTATGCCGGGGGTGGGGCTGGCGGCTCTGGCACAGGTGGTGGCACAGGTGGTGGTGGAGCGAGTGGATCAGCGGGAGGAACTAATTTGGGTGGCGGCGCAGGTGGGGTAAACTACAATACAGGCGGGGCCAGCGGTGGGTCGGGCATAGTTATTGTTAGCTATTCGTCAGCATATCCAGCCGCAACCTCTACAACAGGCTCCCCGACCATAACTGAAAGTGGTGGCAATAGGATATATAAGTTCACTTCCTCTGGAAGTATAACAATATGAGCCACTATGCTAAAGTTGAAAATGGAATCGTTGTCAATGTCATAGTCGCAGAGCAAGACGTTATAGATTCTGGGATGTTTGGAGATGGTTGGGTGCAAACATCTTACAATACACGAGATGGGATACATTACGGACAAGATGGCTTGCCGGATGATGGTATTCCATTAAGAAAAAACTATGCAGGTATTGGGTATATTTACGACTCAATTCTTGATGAATTTAATCCGCCAAATATAGTAGAATAGAGATATACGACACAACATGACTGCACGGATTCGCTAGTGAGCGAACCGAATTCCTAGTAAGGAGCAGATCGTGGCAGTATTTAATAAGAACTCCCTATCTCAAGTCAGCGGATTTGATAATCCGATCATCGCTGGCGAACTCGTATACCAGCAGTCTACATTCTGGAATCTCGCTTTAACTGGCGATGATGGAGTAACGCCTGTCAGTCTAGCTGGCGCGACCATAGACGCTCAGATAGTCCGTAGAACCCTATCCAATGTGAAGGACTCCCGCTACGGGTTGACCTTCGACATAACGAATTACACCCCTACCCCCACCCCGATTCCTTTGACCATCGTTAACCGTGACAATGCTAATGGCTCTTTTACGCTTATCATAGATGATACCTCGTGGGACTTAGTTGATGATGACGCTCAACTAGCTATAAGTTCAGTCAATGGCGCGGGTTTCTCTGGTCGGATTAAGATAGGCTTTGTCGCTGCTGGAAGCACTCCGGCAGAAGATAACATCATCTTCCTATTATTTATTGTTCGCAGCGATGGAATCGTAAAGGTTTGATATGGCAAACATTAATGTAAAAGTAACTGACGGGAACAACATCACAGTACAGTTGAATAGAGGTGGTGGTGGTAATAATAATCTCATCGCAGGTTATCCCGTGGTGATGAGTAATATTCAATATCGGGATGTAGTAATGTTCGGTTCTAACGAATGGAACAATGTTAATCAAACCGAAATAACCGATGG